CCCTTTAGAGGTCGAGCAAGAGCTCCAGGTTTTTGGTGATTCCGGTGACGAGCTGACCTTTGGCACAGTCGACGTCGTCAATGGAGACCAAATCTGGGATCTAAAGACAGGCAAGATGGACCCTGACTTCCATTACCTTCAAATGGCAGCTTATGCTCTTGGAGTTATGCAGAGATCAGGAAAGACAGACAAAGTCCGAGCGACTATTCTTTACTCACGACTTAAAGTCCCCTATTCTTTTGATATAACGTATGACGAAGCTAAATCAGCAGTCGAAGATGTTTTCGCACGCATCATGTTCGACGAGGCTATTCCCACCCCCAACGAGAGGTGTGCATATTGTGCAAAAGCAGGGAATTGTGACGCGCTGCTTTCTATAATGGAAAGCCTTACCGGAAACGAGATCCCTGCTGACTGGGAGATCGATCCTGATTCTTGGGCAATGGTCAGCTCTGTTTGCAAGAAGGCTGATGTATTCATCAGCAACGCTAAGTCGATAATCCGCAAAGGGATGGTCGATGAGGGGGTGCAAGCTCCAGGCCTCAAAGTGAGAAACTCTCGTGGCAATAGATACATTTCAGACCTTGTTTCGGCATTCCCGAAAGTCGGTCTTAATCAAGAAGAATTTCTTTCGTGTTGCTCGATTTCGGTCGGCAATCTCGAAGGCAAAGTCGCGGACGTCCGTGGCACAACCAAGAAGGAGACCGAATTCATCCTCGAGGATGAGCTGGGAGAGCTCCTTCAGCGCGGCAAAGACAAGGCGTTCGTCGTCGAAGACAAGCCGCGAGTTCCCAAAAAACGCAAACCAGCGAAAAAACAAAACAAAACAACAAACAAATAATAATAATATGGCAAAAGTAAATATGACCGGCCAAACACAGGCTATCGTCCAATTAGATCCAGGCAAGTATATCGCTGAAATCGTAGGTTGGGAATTTGGATTCTCTAGCAATGGCAACGAAATGTTGACCGTAGTTATTGAGTGCTGCAAGAACCAAGCTGGCACGGGGGCAAAAGGACGAATCTACGATCGTTTGGTGTTCACCTCTAATGCAGCATGGAAAATCGAACAGTTCGTCGAGTGCTTTGCAGCATCCGGAGGAATGGTGGTGAATGTCGGAGACGATGTTGAGATCGATGATTCGGTAATGGCGAGCACGTTCTTAAACTCCAAAGGCGGGGTTTCGGTTATCCAAGAGACCTACGACGGAAAATCTCGTGCAGTCATCGACACCTACGTCCCCTCAAAGGACGCTGGAGTCTTTGCTAAAGGGCATACTCCTCGAGTCCTTACACGCAGTCAGAAAGACGCGGCTCCCGCTCAGGACGCTCAGGTTGAGCAATCTCAGGTTGTAGTTGAAGACGACATCCCCTTTTAATGGTTGATAATAACAGAGCTGCATTCGGTCCAATCGGGCGGGATGCAGCTTCCCTTTGGGAACTATGGGTAGAAGAAGAGGCTCGCTTCTGGCTTGAGGAAAACCCGAATTCATGGTTTCCTAAATCATACTCAATGGATAGCAACTTTAAGTTCGGGATAGACCCTCAAAAAATAGCGGAAAAAAACGGCTGGAGTTTCTCTGACGGGCTAATACTATTGGCCTTTTATATCCCCATAAACGAAACCCTGAAATGGAACGACAAAGGGCTCACACGAAAAAACTAAATGGAACTACGCGACTACCAAAACGAAGCCGTATGGAAAACTGTAGAGAGCTTCGCTGAAGGGCACAGAAAAGTATTGATGGTGATGGCAACAGGGGGCGGGAAAACCATCACATTCGCACACATGGCAAAGCTGATCGGAGGAAAGACGCTGATATTAGCTCATCGAGACGAACTGATCCAGCAGGCGGTAGACAAGCTATATCGAGCTTGCGGAATAGTTGGGCGCATTGAAAAGGCGCAACATAAAGCCCCCCTTGGATCAACTTGCGTAGTTTCATCTATTCAAACTATGAGCAGAAGGCTAAAGAAATGGCCTCCAAACTATTTTGATTTCATTGTAATTGATGAGGCTCACAGGTCTCTTGCAAAATCTTACATTAAGATCATTGATCACTTTGAGAAGGCTAAGTTGCTTGGAGTAACGGCCACTCCAGACAGGAACGATAGGCGAAGCCTCGGAGATGTCTACGAAACGACATCTGTAGACATCGGAATCGTAAAGTTAATCAAAGATGGCTGGCTATCCCCAGTTAGAATCAGGACGATTCCTCTTGAGATCGACCTTGGAAAAGCAAAAAAGTCTAAGGGAGATATCGATGTCACTGAGATGGGTCATGCGCTTGAACCATTTATCAACAAGCTAGCAAGAGAAATCTTGGACAATGCGGGGAAGCGAAGGACACTTATCTTCCTTCCTTTACGAGAGACCTCCCGCAAAATGGTAGAGGCTCTTAAAGCTCTCGGAGCAACGGCAGTCCATGTTGATGGAGAGTCAAAAGACCGTAGCGAAATACGAAGGGCTTTCGAAGCAAATGAGGTTCAATTTGTCTGCAATGCAATGCTTTGGACCGAGGGGTTTGACGACCCTGGGATCGAATGTGTCGTTCCGCTTAGGGCTACGACCTCCAGATCTTTGTATTGTCAGATGGTAGGTCGGGGGACTCGGTTGTTCCCGGGCAAGAAAGATCTTTTAGTTCTAGACTTCCTTTGGCATCATGAGAGGCACTCATTGTGTGCTCCAGCGTGTCTTGTCGGAGCTGGCAGATCAGACCTAGAGGAAGAGACTGAAGTTATCATGGGGAAAAGCTTCAAGGGGGACGAAGAACTTGATTTAATAGAGGTCCTTAGTGAATCCGAGAGCAAGGCTGAGTCATCACTAAAGAGAAAGCTTGAGGAGGAAAACAGAAAACGTCGCTTGAGAGAGAATAAAGGAGGCGGGGAAGTCGACCTGCTTGATCTTAAAGAGCTTGGGGTAACTTTCAAGCCAGCTCCATTTGCTCCCCCACCATCAGAAAAGCAAGTCTCTTTGCTTAGGAAGTTTAAAATTGACCCCTCAAAAGTTCACACTAGAGATCAGGCAACCAAGCTGATTGGACGATTCTTGGCGAGAAGAAAAACCGGGTTAGCTAGTCCCGTTCAGATGCGATGGCTCAAAAGGTTTGGGCACGAGTCCCCAGAGACGGCGACAGCATCCGAGGCGAAAGAGTTCCTTACGACTAAATTTTCAAAATGAGACTAAATACAACCACACTTGTGAACCTCCCTATTTTAGCTATGGGAAAACCAAGAATGACGCAGCAGGACAAATGGAAGAAGCGTCCCTGCGTCGTAAGATACCGCAAGTTCTGCGATGACCTAATCAAGTTAATCCAGGAAGCTGAGCCTGAATGGATGCTTCAGCTTACGTGTGGAGAAATCGAGGTCGTGGGGATCACCTCGATCGTAAGGTTACCGATGCCTAAATCATGGAGCATGAAAAAGAAGGAGCTGAAGGCGGGGTCCTTGCATGACTCAAAGCCAGACACATCAAACATTTTTAAAGCCATCGAAGACGCTGTTTGCGTCGAAGATAAACAGGTGGCACTAATCAACTGCTCGAAATTTTGGACTTGCGGAGACGCACGAGTAGACATCGAACTATTATGGAAACAAACAACAACATGAGTAAACACGAAACTGCGGACAGAAAGATGAAACTAGTAGGCCTAAAAAGGTTTCGATCCGGAGGCAGGACTAAAAAGGGGATGGCTGAGCTGGAGTGTCGAATGCGACAACGGTTCGGTGAAACATGGGGAGAAAACATGATCGAGCTATCGAATCCCCTTGTCGTAGCACTTTGCTCTGTTATCGATAAGATGGACGTCAAGAATCCGATCGTCTTCTTTGGGTCACTAAGGCTGGCTTGTGAGCGGATGCTAGCTAACACAACAGGAGGCAATGACAATATTCATGAAGCCTCAAGAAGAACTCTTGGTTGGCTTCCAATGGCTTTGACGGACGGGGAAATTGGAGAGCTCATGGACGAGGTCGAATTCATATCATCGCTAACCGACGAAGAATACAAGAAATACCTTGAAGAGACAGATTAACATAAACGACGACGACTTAAATGGAAACATTACCAAACTCCGTATCGGAGTATTTGTCGGCTTCCTCTGTTGAGGGGGAAAGAAACAGAAGACTTTTCAATGCAGCCTGTCAGCTCCGTGATTCGGGGTGGGCGGAATCAGATGCAATGGGGGTTGTGGGGAGGAAAGCTGTCGATGACGGTCTTTCGCAGCAAGAAGTCACGACGACTTTGAGGTCTGTATTTAGGAGGGAATCAAGAGAAGAACCAAAAAATCAATCTCGAAGTTCGACTCCGTTTAGAGACAGGAAGCGAAATTTCAAAATCAAGATGGGCTCTTCAGCCCCTCCGAAGCTACCATTAACTGAGGTTCCAAAGCAAGAGGCGACGACAGGATACTCTGATTACTATAGAGAAAACTTTTCTGAGCATGACACCCCACCAGACTACAAGGTCCATGATGGAGAAGGGGTTATCCCAGAAGGTGGAATAGGTGCGGAGGAGTTTATCGACGCTATGTTTGAGCCAGGATTAGCATTCTGCTTACACAAGGCTGAACTTGGAGTTGACGGGAAAGAACACCCCGCAGCAAGCGCAGCAGTATCGAGAGTATTCCCTTACGAACGCTGGAAAGAAATCTCAAAAAGGAAAGGCGGGGCAGACCGAATTTACGAGAACAATGCGGGGTGCTATATATCTCTAAACCCCCTCAAAGGCGGGAAAAGGAGGCTTGAGAATATCTATGACTACAAGCATTTTTTACTAGAGTTCGATGACATCCCAAAAGAACATCAGTATCGAGTTATCTTGCGCTCAAAGATCCCCTGCACGGCGATCCTAGACACTGGGGGAAAATCTATTCATGCTGTTGTGCTAATCCAAGCTGCTGGCGAAAGCGAGTGGCGAAGCAGGGCAACCTTTATTCTGAACCATTTCAGGAAATACGGACCAGACACATCCAATAATGATCCGACACGAATGACTCGTCTTCCTGGATATCGTCGGAGCGATACCAAGAACTACCAGCGCTGTCTGCACCTCCGCACAGGGGCTAGGTCTTACGAAGAATGGGAAAAGGAAGCCGTCGAGCTGACTGAGACGGAGATGAACATCGAAAAGATGATGGACTTTAAACCGGAAGAAGATCCGGACATCCTTCTTGGAAATCGGTGGCTCAACCGTGGGTCGGCAGCGATCCTCTCAGGTCAGTCTGGGATCGGTAAGAGCTCATTTATCATGCAGATGACCTGCACATGGGCTCTAGGGCGTCCGTTTTTCGGCGTCAAACCTACTGGTCCCATGCGGATTCTTCTTATCCAAGCTGAAAACGATTACGGGGACATGGCTGAAATGCTTCAAGGCACAACCTCAGGGATGGGTCTGAGCACTGCGGAGATTAAGAAGATCTCTAAAGGCGTAGTTCTGAAAGAGCAGGCAAAGCTCTCTGGAGAGGAATTCGTAGGCTACTTGGCTTGGCTGATTGATATGAACAAGCCAGACCTCGTGATTGTTGACCCATTGCTTCACTACTTCGGTGGAGACTTGGCAAATCAACAAGACGCATCTCACTTTCTCAGAAAGCTGATCCACCCTCTTGTTAAGACTCGAAAAATATGTCTTCTTTTCGTTCACCATACAGTCAAACCCCCTCGCGATAAAGGTGACTGGGGACGCTTTGATGCAGCTTATGCTTCGTTTGGTTCTTCTGAGCTCGTGAATTGGCCTCGTGAGGTAATGACGCTTGGGCGAATTAATGACGATGGTGAGTTCCTTCTCGCTTTTGCTAAGCGGGGAAAGAGGGCTGGGATGCTGGATTCTCATGGGACTCATACCGATGCTATTATCTTGAAGCACGCAACAGACCGCATCTACTGGGAACGCTCAGAGACAACGGTCGAAGATCTTTGGGCCAAGCCTAAGAAGGAGTCTAAGGCAAAGCCAAAGACAGCTGAGGAAAAAGTCGATTACTTCGATACCGGAGGAGAACCTGACGATCTCATGGAGGTCATAAAGGGTCTGCTGAGGCGTCTTAAGTGGACTAAGAGCGGGTATAGCAGAAAACAAGCTCTTACTTACGGCAGACAAGCTTTGAAGCTTTCAGCAAAAGACAAGCCCATGCTTTCGGAGAGCTTGAATTTTGCCTTAGTGACTGGTCTTCTTGTATCTGATGAGGAGGCTGGGAAGATCTACCTTACTGATGATGGATGGAAGTTCCGTCGAGGGGAAGAGATCGACTTGAGTCCTGTAACTAAGCTTGAGGGCGAGGACATGGATCTGATCCCCGATAGCTCAGTGAGCAACTCCGTCACAATGGACGATGATCATCCGTTTTAGGTTGACTTACAAATAAACAAAAGCCCGCTCTTGGTTGTTTCCAGGCGCGGGCTTTTTAGTTTAATTCCTAATCCCCAAATCCACATATAATCCCTACTAGGACCTTCTTCAACCCCCCTCTCGCTTGGGGTCGGAGTTACGATATCTTTATACCCCCCTTTACCAAAGCCCGTAGGGGCTTATGGAATAAAGGGGGTGTTTTGTCAAAAACAAAATAAAGAAATCTTCACCCCTGACTCTGGAGTCCCCCACCAAACCGCTACCGCTTGCCGCTTACGCTGCGTCCGGATTGGGAGCGCTATTAGGGGGGTATTCCTAAGGGCCTTCGTTGGGATTCAACGTGCTAAGTGACACGCGTGTCACAAGTTGACAAAAAGAAGAGAACAAGATGAGTGATAATCCGACCCCGTTTTTTGGCTGCGTGTTTGAAGCCGAAGACCCAAAAGGCAACTATTTTTCTGAAGACCCAATTCAATTAACTCACTTGGGTGAAGGCAAAAAAAGAAACGCAGGAGGTGGTGTAGCAGCAGCTACATTGGCTGGCGCTGGCGCTTATGGGATTACTGAGAATGTAATCGACCGTAAAGGCCTCCCTAGATCCTGGGCAGCCAAAGAAATGAACAAAGGCTGGAAAAAAGACAAATATAGCAGCACCGGTCAGAGGGCCTCAAAGGTAACTCGTAAAGGGGCTACAAGAATCGCTAAGATCGAGGCTATCGAAGCCAGGAATCAAGCCAAAT